GTAGTAAACTGTACATTAAGTTGTCCAGATGTTCCTGATACTTCATTACTTAATGTAAAGTCAGGAACCATTCTATCTATAAACATTATCTCATTACCTTGAGACATATCAAAATCTGCTGACTCTACAAATGATTCAATACTATTTCCATTTGCAGTGTAGATACCTTCAGGTTCATTGTCATATAAATAAGATAAACTTGAACTTGTTTCAACACCTGTAGTTACTGTATTTGAAAACACACCTTTATCTTCAAAAGTTGTAAAGTGAGTTGAACCATATACCCAATAGTTTTCATTTGGATTAAAGGTCACGTACCTATCACATTCAGTAGAATCTTTAGAACAGTATAACCACGTTATCTCTTTAAACTGTGAATTAACACCTGCAAATATTTTATCTGACTGGTCTAAATTAATATCGTCAAAAACAAATCGTCTTACTGTACAAGGTAAATTTTTAACTGTACCATCAAACACATAAAAGTTTGCAGTACCCATCCAATAAACCCTACCATCAAAATCTTTAGCTGCATGTAAACCTGCTGCACCACAGTTTGTACCTATCTCATTAAAACCAAAAGTAAATGGTGGTCCAATGAATTGCATAGTATGTGCAGACTTATCAGTTAAAATAATTATATTATTTCTACTACGAGCTGCTGCTACAATTCTATTACCTGAACCTAATATAGCTTCACCTGAAGTTGAACTTACTGAAGGTGTCCAGTTATTAAAATCATTTTGATTTGACCATCTAACTAATAATGGATTAAATGCACCACCTGTAAATTCATTTGTTCCCATACAAATTAAGTGTCTATCTTCTTGAGAAACAATTAATGTATTACTTACACTTGGTGCTGCACTTACTTCAATTGCTCTTGATTCAACACCTGCAGAAGTTTCCCAATAATAAACATGACTACCTCTTAAACCTGCAACTAAATCTTCACCCCATGTATCTAACGTCCACTGTCTTGGTAATATAGTTATATCTGATTGTGTTTTAGCTTCACCATAACCACCTTGACCATAATAACCTGCGTTCCAACCTAATCCTGCTACTGCTGTTGATGTACCTACTGGTAATAGAAAGTTTATTGTTACTACACCTGCTGCTGCTGATGTAGCTGCTGCAGTTGTTGATGTTAATACTTCAAATGAATTACTATTAATAACACTAACTTTAAAATCACTACCACTTGTAAAGAATACATTACCACCAATAGTCACTAACTTTAAAATCACTACCACTTGTAAAGAATACATTACCACCAATAGTTGCTGCCATTGATGTAAATTCTACAAAGTCTCCAGTAGTTAAAGTATTAGCTGCACTTACTAAAACTTTTGTATTACCTGATGCAGTTGTTAATTTATTTGTTACAGTAACTGTTGAGGTAATAGGAGTAATGTCATAATTAACACCACCAAAATAAGTATAAAGTTTTGATTCAGTTCCAAAAGCTGCCCTCTTTAATGTATCATTATCAGTCCAACTAATTAAATCTCTACCAGTTCCTTCAAAAGAATTACTAACTTTAAAGTTCCAACCACCTATATTTTCAGGTTTACCTGCTCTAAACCTAACTCTATCACCATCATACCATTTACCTTGTTCAGCATATTGAGTTGACTCTCTATGAAAACCTGGAGCAAAGTCAAGTTTAAGTAACTGAAGCTGTGTTTCTGTTGACATAGAATCCCCTATGAAAGATTAAGAAGACTGGCACAATCTACAGATGAAACTTCCCTTACTTTATAAACTATAATATCTTTTGCAGCAGCAGCAGTTGAAAGTGTAGGTGGTTCCTAATGTAATGGCAAAATTATTTCCTGCTGAGAAATCTACATTCATTGAAGTTGCACTTGCAATTGAAACTTCAGGAGTTCCTACTGCACCTGAAAAAGTTGCTGATGAAGCTGCAGATACTTCAGCAGTAAATACTGACTTACCTGAGTGTGTAGTAATTGAAGTAAATGTATTTGTTCCTGAAGTAATAACAGTACCACTAAATACTTTATTAGAACTAATAGTTGAAGAAGTTGAAGTAGGTATATATCTTATATCTGCACTTGATACTGGTATTAAATTTGCATCTGCAGTACCAAAGTTTAATGTTGCAGCAGTACCTAATCCTAAACCTGTAGTGTCAGCACCTGTAATAACATTTACAGCATCACAAACAAATGGACCAGTACCTCCTTGAGTAACTGTAGTCTTTGCAGTTGTTGCTGCAGTCTTTAATGTAATTGCATATGAACCTGAAGTATTATTTTTTACAAAATAAATTTTAGAAACTGAAGGAATAGTTATACCAACATTAGATGTCAATGTACCTTGAAACTCAAGAACTGCACTACGAGACTGGTCAGCAGAACCATTGTTTGAAGATAAAGTTATATCTGCTGAACTACAAGAAACAATAGTATAACCTGCAATAGCATCATCAACTAAATCAATTACTTTTTGATTTAATACAGTACCCCATGTTCCTGAGTTAGAACCATTATCTTGTTTCTCAAGTCTAATTCTTGACGTAAATGTTGCCATTTAATTTTCCCCTATTCTGTTGGTGGTTCACCAAAATTATATAATATCCCACTTGCTATTGAACTGTCTGCATCATGTACTATATGTAGCGATTGTAATGCACCTATTGAAGTTACAGCAGATACTGCAGTTTTCATTTCTGCAGCTTTAGTTCTTACACCTGCTCTATACGTTGACCATTCAGAAGGAACTGCTACACTTGTTTCCATTTCTCTTACGACCATCCAGTCTGATGGCTGTAACATATTATAAGCTTGATTATCAATATCCATTTTGTACTGTGTAATTAAACCTGTTGTCATCATTGTAGTTCCATCTGAATTTTTTATAACTTTATTATCTGCATCAGTTACAGTTACATCAGCTAACTCACGTGCAGTTTTATTTATTGTTTCAATTACTTTATCTTTACTAAATGAATAAGAAGGTGTTCCCCCTTTATAAAATCTATTATCAGGTGGTGTTGCTACAGATACAGCATATATACCTATATTTTTTAATTCATCTTTTGACCAATTACTGAAGATACTTGAAGGATGCTGAACACCATTACTATCAGTTATAGCTTTAGCACCATTGAATACCTCAATAACTTGGTCAGCTTTTACTTTTGCCCACATGTTATCTCCTTTTTAATGTGTTATTATATTAATTAATATTATAAACTATTGTTACTTTAAATACAATACTTTATCTAGCAGTTACAGGACTTGTTCCATCTCCAACAAATGGATGTTCAGCAAATGCCATGTAAATATAAGTTTCACCAGCATTTGAATATGAGTATGACTGTCTTAGTTTAAATCCATTACTTAAAAAATCTATTCTATCAAGAGTATTATCTACAACAGTATCATTTGCAGAAAGAAATAAACTAACTGGATTAGTTGGACTTCTTCTATTATCATATATTGCCCAAGGATAAGAAGAAGAACCATTATCTATACTTTTAATCATAACGAATGCTGGTTTAAAACCTAAATACACAAATGTACCATCTGCACTATTATTTCCTTCGTATTTTCCAAATTTACTAAAGCCATCAACTTCGTGCCAACAATACGCAACATAATTAACACTACTTGCATTATTATATGTTGTGTTTGAACCAATAGTAAACACACTACTTGTAAATCCAGAAGAATCCCATAATTGAACATCATTAGCTTGAGCATTAGTTGAATCCCAAGCTATGTAATAATCTTCACCCATTCCTTGTTGCCAAAGATTCCAACTTCCAGTTGCACTAAGTGGTTTACATACTACACATTTTACAGCAGAACTAAGTCCATGCCCAATAGTAGCACCACCTGTAGCATTTCCAGTATATTGCACAATACTAAATCCAGCAGTTGTATTAGCTTGGACAGTTGAGGTAATTGAACCATCAGTATTTGAACTAGTGGTTCCTGAATTTGCTACCCAGTTCCAACTAACAAAAGAATCACCAGAATTATTGACACTTGTACCATCTTCAATTTGACACCCACCTACTAAAAATCTATTTAAAGTATCAGCATTAGTAAACTGTTCATCAGTAGAATTTGAACGCAGTTCTTTTTGTATACCTCTACTTGAGTCAAATAAATTATGATTTTTAGTAGCATCTCTATCTTTAATCCATACTAATCCACTTATACCTTTTGCAGTTTCTGGCAGGTTGTCTTGTTGTAATTTTTTAAAACCAGTTGGTGGGGTGTAGGTGAAAGATTTTTGTCCAAAATTTACTTCATATGAGGCACTTGCATTATATGTGCTAAATCCAAATCTTACTCTTTGTCCTGCAAAACTACCCTGTACCCAAGTTGGGTTTGCACCAGTAGAAGGATTTCCCACTCCTGTGCCATTGTTTACCCAAGTATTATTTTTTGCAAACCACATAGAACCTGTATCTGCATCATAAGCAACACCAACTATATCTGTAGCATCAATTGCTGTTCCAGTATGTTGTACATAATTATTACCACTATTTCCATAGTAAAGAGTGTTAGCTGCACCATCCATATTATATCCAACACTTCCATCTGTATAACCCATAAGTTGATTTTTATTTGTATTTAAAAGACTTTCTAAAATTACACCAGGTTGTGCATCATATGCAGTAGTCACTTTACAAGTTAATTCAAAATACCATTTACCTGAACTAATACTTTTGTCATTATAAACTGACTCCCAATTACTAGCAGATGCAGTTGTATATCGTAAGTTACCCTCACTTAATGTCATAGAACCAGATGAACTTCCTTCAAGAGTTGAAAAGTTTTGGGTTGGACTATCCGTAGTCTGGTCGGTACTAGCTAAATTTGTAGCTGTGAAATCATTCCCATTTCCACTGGTGTCATCTCCGAGTGCTGAACTATCTTGAAATTTTAATCTAAATCCATTAGTGCCATACTGGTCTTGAGTATTTGCAGTGCCACCCATACCTGAATGATTAGTACAATAATAATATAATGTAGCTGTTCCTGTTGGCACTGTTATTTCTGTATAAGCACCACTTGAGCCTGGGGTTCCAGCAGTCGTTACTCCACTTGTAAACTCTGAGCCACCACCATGTGTTCCATCTGAAGTTGTAGAAAATCGTAATGGATGTCCTGAGTTTGATGAATCACTTTGGTCAAATTTATAAGTTGCACCTTCAATTAAAGTTACTGTTCCTTGAGTTACACCATCTAAAGCATATTTATTACCACCACTACTTACAACTGTCACTGCAATATCAGTTGTAGTTGTAGGATAAGGTGAAACAGTTTTTGGAATCCATCTGCCAGTTGAGGTGTCAGTCAAGCCAAAAGATGCTGGTGTTAGTGCCTGTCCATCTACCATATTAACTTCTGCAAAATAACCATCAAAATATCTTGTTGCATCAAAATTATATCTACCTATTGTACAAGGTATTCCAGATTGATTAGTTCCAAAGTTTTCATTTTGACTTGGATAAGTTGTTTGTGCCATTGATTGTAAAGTACCATCAATATACATTTTTACTCTATCAGTTGAAGTTGATTGAGTTGTATCAAAAGCAATAAGAATGTGATACCATTTTGAAGTATCTTCAAAGGTTCTACTGGTTTGTAAATTCATAGTATAACTTCCACTATTTGTAAAACCTTGGATATATATGGTGTTATCTGTATAATGTAAAACTGTTAAAATACTAGATGCACTACCTGAAGGTGAATTACCAAATAATTCTTGAGAAGTTCCTAAAGCACCAAATTTAACCCAAGCACTTATTGTAAAAGTTGTAGCACTACCACTTGAACTAGGTGTTCTAGTTAAATAAGCACTATCTCCATCATTAAATATACAACTATTAGCAATCGTGCCATTGTCTGTAAAAGGTACAAACTGACCAACTCTCTGTCCTCCACCATTACCTTCGTATAAAGTCGTAGAGAATTGAGATTTTCCGTTTGGTATTGTTGGTGCTGCCATATTAACTCCCTAAATTTTTTGAGCACAAAGCAAGATATCCACTTGGTACACTATATTTAAAATTACCTACTCCATTACCATCTGCATTTCCTCCAGCAGTTATTTGCCCATTAAAAGTAGAATCTTGTCCAAAATTAAAAGTTACTAATGCAACTGCATCATTGGCTAATATACTTTTTGGTAGCCATACTGTTCCATCTGTAAGGTCTTGAGTAGGTGATGTAGAGTCAAAATCAACTGAACCATAAGCACTTCCATTTGTTGTTAATGTAAATGTATTATTGTCAAAATCAGTAGCAACCCCAACAACAACACTTGCTTGAAATTCTGTTAATCCTGTACCTGTACTTTCATTAAAACCCCATTGCCAAACTGAGTATGCACTTGTTGTATGTCGTTGATTAATACCAAAATCTCTCCAACCACTACCACTACTTGTAGCAGTTTGAGCATTTTCTGCATCTATCCAACCAAGTCCTAATGCTTCTACTGCTGGATATGTTGTAGTATAAAGTTCATAATACCATTTTCCAGATGTTACTCCCATAGTTCCAAATGCAAATCCATTTGTGTTGCCACTTGGTTTTGATATAGAAGAAAGATTTGTTTCACTTACACCTCTATGAGTTTGTCCACTATCATAAGAAGTTTTGCTTATTGGGTTTAATACACAAAAATTATTTGTAGGTGAGTCAAAAACTTGGTCATGTGCTGCAAGTCCACTTGTGGTAAAATCATTACCATTTCCAGACTCATCATCTCCTAAGTCAGCACTATCTCTGCCATCAATTTTAAAACCATTACTTCCGTAGCTTCCACTATATTCTTTGGGAATCCACAAACCACTACTATTCGTTTCTCCGAAGTATTCTGGTCCATAACTATATCCATCAAGAAAATGTATTTCTGATAAATAACCATCAAAATGATATATAACTGTTCCACTACTTATACCATATCCAGCACCTATTCTATGAGCATTAGCTGTGTTTATTCCAATTTCCATACCAGCCGATGGACTAGTTTGTCTAACAAAACTGCTTACTCTTTGACCATTAATGTAAAGCCTTGCTCTTTCAGATGCTACTGCATTATCAGAATCCCAAACAAGAGTGATGTGATACCAAGCACTAGGGTCTTTGAATACTTGTGTAGTTGTAAAAAACATTGTGCTATGTGCTTCAAATTGAATCCTCATATCACCACTATCACCAGAATTATTATTAATTGAAAGTATACCTCTACCAGCATCATTTGTTGCACTATCACAAGCAAATAATACATAATATAGATTACTAGCAGCAATCATATTATTATTTTGTCCAAGTTTAAACCAAGTGCTAAATGTCCAAGATGTTCTATCTCCAGCACCTGAAGGTGTTCTGGTCATAACAGGACTATCACTTGGATTATATCTAATTGACTGGTCTATAGAGTATGTAGTACCACCACTAGACTGTGCACCTGCTCCTGCTAATAAATTATTTTGAAATACTGCCATTATGCTGTACTCACATTTAATGTTGCTACTGCATGTAGATTTGTTGACGTAAATGTAATATAGTCAATTCTGTCACATGCTGAAGCACCTGTTGATAATGTTGGAGCAGTCCCTCCAGGAAACTTATAGTTAGTTCCAAATGATAAAGTTCTGCTACCTGTTCCATCTTGTATTACAAATATACTTCCTGTTTGTCCAGGAACACAATTTGTAGGATTATCTATTGTTCTATTACCTGCTAATTGTACTGCAAAGTTTTGACCTGCATTAAAGTCAACTGATATATTTGCACCATCACTTAAACTTACAATGTCAGCTACTGCAGCTTTTGCAATTCTTACATCTTTACCTAATAGAGCATCTACATCTACACCTACTCCACTACATATAACATCAGTTGCTGAAAGTATTCCAGTTAATGCACCACCTGCTAGTGGTAATCTTGTTCCAATACTTGTAGCTAATGCTGCTGAAGTTGCAACTATTCTTGCAAGATTTACTGAAGCTAAGACTGATACTGCAGCAATATTAGTATTTGAATTTCCTATGGAAGTTGCAAGAGTTGATGAAACATTTGCTACAACTGTATTGATTGAAGTAATAGCATCTAAGTTTGTTTTTGTAAGCACAGACACTGCACCTATTACTGTATTTGCTGAAGTAATTGCATCTAAATTTGTTTTTGTTAGTGCTGATACTGCAGCTATAACTGTGTTTGCTGAAGTAATAGCTGCTACGTTTGTTGCAATGTCAGCTTTGTTTACTGAAGTTAAAACTGATACTGCTGCAATTGCAGTATTACTATTACCTATACTTGTTGCTAGTGCTGCTGAAGTTGTTGCAAGTGCAGTATTAGTATTTCCTATACTTGTAGCTAATGCTGCAGATACTGTAGCGAGTTCAGCACTTGTTGCATAATTACCACCATCACCTATAATACCATTTATAGATGTAATAGCTGCTTTATTTACAGATGTTAACGCAGATACTGCAGCTATAACTGTGTTTGCTGAAGTTATCGCTGCCACATTTGTAGCTATATCAGCTTTGTTAACTGAAGTAAGTGCTGATACTGCAGCTATATCTGAAGCTGTTGGAACTGCTGTACCACCTACAAATACATTTGTTCCTGCATAAACATTAGCTGCTGATACATTACCTGTAAAGACTGCTGAAGTACCACTTACTGGTACTGAAAAAGTTATTGCTCCTTGTGGAACAACCAAACCTGTTGAAACTGAAACTGTACCAAAAGATTGATTAGGATTAACATTTAATGTACCACTAACTGTAATCGTTGTTGCTGATGCACCATTAACAGTTGCTGCAAGACCTGTTCCTGGTTTAATAACTTTTGCTGTACCACCTTCAGCAGAAGGAACATTTGTTAAACCTGAACCATCACCTACAAAAAATCCTGCTGATACTGTACTTACAATTGTTGCATTAGCTCCTTTTAAAGTTACTGCACTTACTGTTGTTCCTCTTATATCTACTGCACTTACAATTGAAGAAGTAATAGTTTTTGCTACATCTAATGTTGTAGCTGAAACTGCTGAAGCACCAAAGCTTTGAACATTACTTATTGTACTTGTTAAAGCAATACCTGTATTACTTGCAACTCCATCATTACTAGTAATATTAATACCATTACCTGCAGAAAAACTTCTTTTATAAATATTTGTACCTGATACAACTACATAACCTTCACCACCTGATATATCTGCAGTTGCATTTAAACAGTTGCAGTTAGGTTTACACCACCTATTGCAAAAGTACCATTAACATTTAATGTAGAGTTGTTGAGTTGTAAAGGTGAGTCTGCATTGTCACCTGACTGAATAGTCCTTAGAGTAGTCGTAATTCCTTCATTAGCTGAAGTCTTTACCTGTAATAGTCGTTTATACGAATTTGATATTTCTTGTCCAGTTAAATCAGGCATCTAAATTACTCACTATATTCCAATTTTGGGTAGTTACTTCCCAGTTAGTATTTTGATTTTCCCAAGTTGTAAAAGCTTCGCTTCGTGTAGGTCTTGGGTTTCTAATCGTCTCATCATCTTTTACATCTGGTGCTCTATTTTGTGGATGATTCTTTTCATCATAAGCACCATCAAAATCAGTAGGGCAAACTAATAAGCCATAAGAGTTTAACTTCATAACATTATGAGGATATACAAATCCACATATGTCACATACTGCTTTGGCTCTTTTTCCTACTGCCATTATATTACACCCATTCTAGGTGTAATGTAAAGTGAAGCACGTTCTTTATCTTCAGTCATTGCAAAACTAAGTCTTTCTTCGTACTCAGCTTTTAAAAACTTTGCTCTTGCTTCAGATATACCTGGTCTTTTTAATGACATATAATATGCTAAACCAGTTGTTAATGCAGGTAAAAATCTTCTAGGCATATCTGCATTTTGTATTGCAGATTTATTTACATCCTGCATATAATCAATCTTTTCAATTTTTAATTTATCAGTATTAACATTTGATAATGACCATAAATGTAATTGTACATTATCACCAAATCTTTTAACTGCGTACTGTGAAGGTCTACCTGTTTGTCCTTTGTTAGGTACTTTTAAATATTCTTCAAATGATATACGAGTTAAATTTAAATCTGTATTATCTCTATTGATAACAACTTGCATTACATCACTTACATGACTACCTAAACTTACTTGTGATGTACTCGCAGCAATACTCACAATAGTTGTATTTGTTGTCCATAAACAAACACCTCTATTCTGCCAGTCATTTAATATAAGATTAATTGAACGTCTAGCACTTCTAGGTTCTTCACCAAGAGTTACTTCACCACCAATCATCTCAGTAGCTTCCTGTATAACGTCACCTATTTCTAAGTTAAAGTCATAAGTGCCTGATGTATTGTTAGTTGCCATTTAATTTCCTTGTCTAGCTTTACCATATCCACGATAACTTTTTAAAGAACCACCCATATATTTTTTTACTGGCTCTTCAGTATCATAACCAAGTTCCTTTATTAAATCACCTATAGCATCTTTTTTAGGTGGTTTAGGTTTAGCCTTAACTTCTGGTTTAGCTTTAGTTTTTACAAATGTAAGTCCTGCTCCAAGTTCTTCAATAGGTAACTTAGCATTTTTTTCTTTCATCTTTTTTACTTGCTCTTTAGTATATGTAACATTTTCTAACATATCTAAAATATCTTTTTCCTCTTTTTTATTTTCCATATTACCTACTCCTTCTTCCTTGTTTAAGTTTTTTTATACGTTTACGACCAGGTTTCATTATTTGTTGTGGTATTGAACTTCTACTAATAACCATTTATCTATATCCTTTACCAAATCCTCTTAATGCAGCTCCAGTTCCTTTAGGTGCACCAACTCTACCACCAGTAAATAATTTTTTTGGTTTAGGAATTGTTTTACCTTTTTTAAGTTTAATAGTATCAGTTCCCTTTTTAAAAAATTTTTTTACTGCACTTTTAGCTTGTTGGGGAGTTATTATTTGACCTGCAATAGAACTCATTTCTTTTGCTACTGATTTATAATCATCAAGATTTTCACTTACATCATCTGTAAAAACTTTTTTATTAGCACTAACTATTCTACTATTATTAACATCCTCTGCAGGTGCAATCTCAATTTTTCTTTTACCATCTTCTTTAAATTTTGATTGTACTATAAATTCTTTTTTATTTTTTCCTTGTTCAAAAAAACTACCAACCTTTAATTCACTTAATTTTTGATTTGGTTTGCCTACAGTTCTTTGACTAAATTTTTTAAGAACTTTACCTATATTTACTACTGACATTTAATTACTCCCTTCTACTACTGTGTTATCTGCTCCTGCAGGACTTGCAGGTCTTGTCATATCGTCACGTCTAAATCTTCTGGCTCTGTTTCTTACAGTCTGTATTGAAGTTTGATATCGTTGTTCAAACATAGGTACAATCTGAAAGTTCTTCATAAAGATGTACGACTCTACCATACAGGCATTAAACAATGCGTCATAACAAAACTGTGTAAAATAATTATCAGGTGAAGCTGACGTTAATGTTGTTGGTCTAGTTACATGTACTACTTCACCATTACTTGTTGATGAAGGTGTAGGTGCAATCATTATTGTTGTATTATCTTTATGGGCATAATACTTTGGCTCACCTGTTGAAGCTGACACTGACCAGTAATCTCTTAAATATTCATCAGTTTTTATTAGTATACTTGTCTTTGCTCCATTAATATCTACATTAAAATTCTTTACTATTCTTGTACCAGTTGGTAAGGTAACAATATTATTACCTTGTGATACTGCTACTGATGTATAAGTTACTAAACCATAATCATCTAATTCATCTGTTAATCTTTCCTCTGCTCTATTAACAATGTTAGGTATTTGGTCTAAGAACTCTTGAGCATCATTCTCAGTTGTATTTACTATCTCTGTTGTTAATGTTGTAAAATTTGCCATCTAACATTTCCACCTTCTACGAGCTGCACAAATTCTTTTCTTTGGAGTTTTCTTACAGCTTATATTATGCATCTTAGCTTGTCCTGCTGAACGAGCACAAAATGATTTTCTTCTCTTTGCTCTTTTTCCTGTAGGTCTTGATTCTGTTACTGCAGTCTTTAATTTAGAACCTGGGTTTGCTCTACGATAAGCAGCAACACCCTTCTTTGTCATACCTGCACCTTTGCTAGTGGGTAAAAAATTACCTGACTT